CGGGCGTTGTTCTGGCTTACAGCATTGGAGCGCTCTCACGCGATCTGAGAGCATCTCAGACCATATAGGGATGTCTTTGGTGGAAGCTGACCGGGATATATACGAGAAAGTGGCTGATGACTGGGCCGATACCCTACCTGAGACCCACAAGCACTACGCAACCCGCAAGGCTGCGAAGGTTCCTACCATGACTTGGGGCTATAATGCAACAAGAATGACCTCTATGGAGTGGTTGGATAAGCAATTTGGCGAGAAGCGCCGATGGGATCGCAAGGCTAAGGAGTGGATTGTTACCACACCGGGGCTGAGCAGGGCTGAAGCTGGGCGATTGGGGGCTGGTCTCTACGATAACCTGCAGGATACCCTCGTGGATCTGAAGGCGGCGGTAGATTGGGTCACAGACTGTGCAGATGTTATCTCACGAGCTGGTAACCCGGACATCCACTGGCCTACCCCGGACGGATTCGAGTGTAAACAGCGTAAAGTTATTGGGGAGCAGCGCAGAGTTGCTGTTTTTCTGAGCAACAAGGACTTGTTTACCTCTACAATCATGGATTACTCCGGTCAGATACCGGCACACTCCAAGAACAGGTCGGCAATAGCACCTAATGTGATACATTCACTTGACGCGACCCACCTTAGGATGGTAGCTGCAAGGCTACGGGACGCTGGACTACCTATGGTATTCGTTCATGACTCTTTCAGCACACATGCTAACCATAAAAGCAAGCTGTACAAGATGATTACGGAGACTTTCGAGGAGCTTTATTCGGGTAATTGGATGAAGGAACTACGCATGTACTGGGTAACTAGATACAATGTGGAGCTACCTGAGCCACCCGCACAAGGCGACTGGAATCCCGCTATTCTAAAATCCGTGCAACTTTTCTTTGTCTGAACCTCTTGATATTTAAGGGGTTTATTATTTTAGACCACGCTGAGGTCTACACTAATGGAGAATCAGTTGTGGTCTCCCCCTTTTTACCTTGGGCGACCGGCTGAACTCTCGGAAAGTGAGCAAGGCACTCGATCCATAACCCGACCCTGTAATGGGGTCGGACCTACACTTAGCTTCACTTATTCCTCACGGGGGGTAAGGGGGGCTTTTTAGTTTTCCTTTAAAGGTTTTTGTTTAGAGGGTTTTTATTTAAGGTCTTTCAAGGAGAACCTATGAGTGACTTAATAGTAAGCAGCAAACACGAGATCATCGCGCAAGCTATGCTAGCCACCAGAGGCAACCTATCTAAAGCAAGCCGCTTTGACCAAGTTGGTATGAACGCTATGGCACTAAGAGCCGAGGTTCAAGCCAACCCAGATATAAGAGCCAGATACCATGAGTTACTGGCAATAGAAATGCAAGAGTCAGGACTGCACATAGCCGAAAGAATACTCAAAATGGCTGAGATGCAGGAACAGGCTTTTGGTGGATCTATTACGGACCCGATTACGGGCGAGGTAGTAGAACACATGCAAGACCCCAAGATGGCTATCGAGCTATCCAGAGAAATTAGCCGCCTGATATCAGAAGGTAAGGGCATCAACATGTCAGATAAATCAGCAGTTATACTGGCAAGCAAAGAAGACGCACGAGAGATCCTCGCTGGCTTCTTAGATTCATAAGGATAATAACATGGCAGTATTAGGAGATAGAGGCGAGTTCTACGCTGATGGATCTGAATCAACCTCGGACAAGAGTGAACTAATAGTAAGTTCATCAACGTCTGGTGTTGAAACCGTTGCTTGCCTAGGAGTTTTCGGTGGAGCCACAGTTGAGCTTCAGACTGAGACCCGATTGCGTGACGGCAGTAGATCTTCTGGACTAGTTACTATACCCGGAGCCACTTTTACATCAGATTTTATACAAAGTGCCACCATAGGTAAGGGACAACCAGTCACAGTTAAGGTAACCGGAATATCAGCAACAACTAACATAGTATTAGAGTCATCTGGAGTATTCAAGTGAGTGCTTTAAAGAGTGTACTTAGTGACGCTATGTTTACCTCAGGAGCTTCAGCAGATGAGCTTACAGACGCAGTTAGTGCTTTTTTGGATTCAGAAAGTAAAGACGCTAGCGGTATTGAATATGCGCTTTTGGCATCAATGGCATCTGGTCACCTATACGTAGTTAACTTTGAAGTAGGAGAAGAATAAAATGACACACATTATTAAGAGTTTGGGTGTAGATACCCTTTCTTTGAGAGGCGCAGGAGCTGAGTTTAATAGCTTCTCTCGTTTCTTCAAATCAAAAGACGAGGCTCTTGCTTCAGTAACCGCCGGGGATTATATACCTACTCCCGGTATGGTAAACGCAGTTCTTATGCTTGGTCAAGGAATCATGGTTTATGATTTTGATCTTCTTGACTTCGTTAACATCACAGAACTGGCAGGTGCGGCTAACCAGTCACCTAAGTTCATTGAGCTTGACGGTGCTAACGATTACATTGAACTCCCTACCCGTACTAACGGATCAGAGGATGCCTTGGACTGGACTAAAGATTGGTCTGTAGGAATCACACTGCTTGGTATCGAGCACGCTAGCGATGCCCTATGGATGTCACTGTTTTCATCAGGTGGCAACCACATCACTTTACGTCGTGGCGGTTCTAACTGGGGCATGTATGTCACCAGTAACGACAACGGCTATCAGCACGGTGCTAACACATGGTACGCTCCGGGCGAGTTCGACCGTATCCTGTTCACCTACGAAGCAGCCACAGCACGCCTCAAGTACTACTTGGGTAGCCCTGTAACTGGATCGTTCGCTATGCGAGCTAACTTGGCAGTCAACTCTACAGTGATTGCAGGTAACTCCCCAGCAGCCAGCCTCAACGTAGGTAAAGGCGCTGGAGCAATCATCAATTGGGATGGCGGCGTAAACAACATGGTAGTATCCGACACAGTACTTGTTGGTCCTCAGGTAACTGAGTTCTTCCAGACTGGTGAAGATTTTACTACACACGAGTACTACCCTGACCTCACAAGCTACTTTCGCTTGGGTGAAGACACGTTCCCTGCTGTCGTTGATGACAAAGGAAATGTAACAGGTGGAGCACTGGTTGGCGGCGCATCAAATGATTTCGCTGACGTTCCAGTTATAGCTGAGTAAACAAAAAGTCCCGGCCCTAGATTTCACAGGGGTACGGGCACCTCATTCACCACTAACCGCAGTAGCAGGTTACTTATGAAAACCAAGAAGATGACCATCGAGCCTTTCGGGGTTACGTTGATGGTAGGCACAAGTGATGAAGCGTGGAAAGAACACCACTGCGACAAAGCTGAGGCTTACGGCTACACGCTTAGGCACAAAGGTGCTTGGTGGGTATTGCTACAAGACCAGTACCAAGAGGACACAGTATGGCACGAGGCTCACCACGTAGCCCGTCAAGTCAATGATCACCACGGTGTGGATACTACCGCCGAAGATCATGAAGCCGATGCGTACCTACAAGAACATGTTGTGCGGCTCATTAAGAGCGCGTACTTTAACAAAAAGGGAGAGTTACTCCCTATCACTTAATAAGGAGCACCTTATGAGTTATATTAGTTCGCTAGAAACTCATGAGACTGACGCTCTGAGGGATTACCTCACTGGAGACTTTGAGGAGTTCAGTAAGTTTTGTTTTAAGATTATGACAGGCCAGAGTATGCTCCACGTTGACTACTACGTAGTTCTCTTTGAAGCTATACAACGGCTGATTGATTTAGAATCTAACCGGATGATAATGAACATCCCACCCCGTGCAGGTAAGACACTAATCGTGTCGATATTCCTGCCGCTGTTCGCTTGGGTACGTAACCCTTGCGGCCAGACGATCCTTACCGGGTTTAACTCTGACGTACTCGCGGAGTGCTCTGGATATATCAGGACCATCATGTCCGATCCAGACTTCCAAAAAGTATTCCCTGATGTAATCATAGACATGAACAAGAAGTCTATCGAGCGACTCGGTACAATGAGCGCAGGTGTGATCCACGCGATCCCCACATCAGGCAAGATGACAGGTAAAGGTTGCGGGGCGTTGGTAGAGGGTTTCGCTGGAATGATGTGCATCGACGATGTGATCAAGCCAGACGACGCTAGTTCACCAACAGAGCGTAACAAAGTTAATAACAGATTCAGTAACACACTCCTAAGCCGACTGGCTACGGAGACAACACCTCTCGCTATCATCATGCAGCGTCTACATAACGACGACCTTTGTGGTTTCCTTATGACGGGCGGCAGCAGTGATGTATACGATTGGTTAAACATCCCCGGCCTCATACGTAAAGAGACCGGATCTGCAGAGTGGTACTCGGCATTGATAGAGAAGCACGGCTATACACACGTTAAGCCAATCCTCTACAACCTTGACCGTGCAGATGAAGAATACGACGAAGAGGGTGATTCATCCTTTTGGTCTGTGCGTAAGACCACCAAGACCTTGAAAGGGTTGAGGGACAAAGACGCATACACATTTTACTCTCAGTACATGGGAGAGCCAATCGGCAAAGGGAACTCAGCACTGGGCTACGAGGACATAGGATTCTATGCTAACCTCGAAGACCAGAACATTGCTTACACGTTCCTCACAGCTGATACCGCTGCGACTACGCAGTCATACTCCGACCCGTCTTGTGCGGTATTCTGGGGTGTGACTCGTAAGAATGAGTTGATAGTAATTGATACCATAATCGACAAGTGGGAAGTACCAGAGCTGATTGAAGCTATGCGTGCCTTCTGGCGTAAGCACAACACGTTCAACATACACAAGCCTGCGATGAAACCTCGTGGGTTCTACATTGAAGACAAGTCCAGTGGACTATTTCTTAACCAACAGTTCTTGAAGGATGGAACTGTACTGGTACGACCAGTCCCACGCGATGGTACCTCGAACAACGACAAGTTTAGTCGGTTCATGAATGCCATACCTTACTTTAAGGCGGGAAGAATACTCCTACCTAAGAACCACGAACATTACCAGTACATGAGACGAGAACTCGCGGGTCAATCTGACCTAGGCAACAATACAGGACACGATGACTTCGCTGATAACGTATCAGATGCAGTAGCCGTAGCCTTCGCTAACGAGAAGATGTCTTACGCTGACTGGAGTTAGGAGCACATCATGGGTCTCAAGACTCGACTAGATGGACGTTCCACCGAGAACAGTTCATTCGTAATAAAAGACGCCAACGGCAATGTAGTAGCACAGATCACGCTACTCGACACCGGAGGCATTACATTAGAAGTCTCCACTGCTGACGGATCTTACATAGAGAAGCCCAGCGGTTGGAGTTCCAAACGTAAATAAGGAGGCCACATGGCTGACGAGAAAGATAAAGGGATTGTCATATCTGACGAACCCGGACAGACTTCTACCATCGCTGATGGTCTTATCAACTTGGCAACAGGACTTGGTACAGCTAAAGACAAGTCTATGTCCAATGAGTGGTTACACAGTAACCGCAATGTAAATCATATCAACCTGTCTGCCCGTTTCCGTGAGGATTGGGTAAGCCAGAAAGTCTGCAAGATCGTACCACAAGACATGACCCGTGAGTGGCGTAAGCTATCCACACCTGAAGCACAAGAGGCTGATTCCTTCTGGAACATAGCTAAGATCTTTAGGGAAGCATATCAGTGGGCACGACTGTACGGCACCAGCTTTGTCATCATGGACATAGCCGATGGTCGTAACGTAGACAAGCCTATTAACTGGAAGAAGGTCGGCCCCGGCTGTATCCGTTCTTTCAACGTAGTAGACCGCACACGAGTAACAGTGATTGGTGTTATTGATCAGGAGCCTTTGTCTCCTACCTTCGGTATGCCTACTCACTACCAGTTTGTTAACTCACCAGTCCGTATCCACAAAGACCGCATCATTCGTTTCGAGGGAACAGAGCTTCCCGTGTACGAACGCCAGCGTAACCTGTGGTACTCAGACAGTGTGTTGATACCTCTTATGAACCAGATAGATAACTTCCACGCTACCTCAAGTGCAGCCGCACAGATGGTACAGGAAGCCAACACTGACATTATCTCAGTGGAAGGTCTGGCTCAGATCCTGCAGAGTGATATGGGAACTAACGCTATGTTAGATCGCTTCTCCTCTTGGAAGGATATCAAATCAGTATTCGGCGTATCCATTCTGGACAGCACCGAGATGTATGAGCAAAAGAAGATTCAACTGTCCGGTGTTAAGGACTTGATCTGGGAATACTTAAAGATAGTATCAGCATCCGTTGGCATACCTGCCACTCGTTTCCTGAGCGCATCCCCTGACGGCATGAATGCTACAGGTGAGTCTGACCTCATTAACTACGTTGAATTCCTTATGGGACTACAGAAAGACATATTCGTTCCGCGACTGGACGTAGTAGATCGTTTGCTACAAGCTGACGCAGGGATACCAGAGTTCACTTACGAGTGGAACTGTATCTTCCCTGAGTCTGCAGCACAGAAGCAGGACCGATTAAACACACAAGCAGCGTGGCTCCAGATGTTCGCTGACTCCGGGATCATCTCTCGTGAGTCTGCACTGGAAGAAGCCAAGGAATCTGGAATGGTATCCGAGTCGGCAACAGTCGGTGAGAATCCTAACCCAGCTCCAGCCGCACCAGTAGGAGCTAAGAAATGACAATAATGAATAATGTTAGCTTTGAAGATCGTATTAACGTACCTTCCGCACGACAGCTAACTGACTCCGGTCAAATGATTGTACCTTGCGCCTTCGCGCGTACAGGTGTTCAGAGCTACACTGCAGGTCAGCTTGGCTTGCAAGATGTAGCTTCCGATAAAGTAGTATCCGTTATGAGAGATGAGGCTGACGTATTTGACGCAGCTTCTTTGTCTTCATTTCGGTCCGTCCCTGTAACTATAGGACACCCTAAGACCGAGCAAGGACTTCCCTTATCAGTAACCTCTGAGAACTCTCAGGAGCTACAGGTTGGTGTACTGGAAGGAATGCCTACTCGTGACGAAGACACACTCACCGGTACATTGGTGATTGCTCGACAAGACGCTATCGACCTTATTGAAGATGGCACCAAGGAACTCTCTGCTGGTTACACTTGCGACTTAGAAGTCGTAGATGTTGAAGGCGAAGACTCTGTAATTTACCAGCGTAACATACGTGCTAACCACATCGCTATCGTCGAAAGAGGACGTGCCGGTGCTATGTGCAGTATTGCTGACGAGGATAATATGGATACCCAAAATGAAACACCTGAAGTCATTGCAGACGAAGTTGAAGTCGCAGTTGAAGCAGTTGAAAGCGAAGTTGTCCTTTCAGATGTTGAAGCTGTCGTTCCATCTGACGTTGTTGAGGACGAGGCTAGTGATTCGGTTGACGCTGTTGAAGCTGAAGTTGAAGTCGCTGTAGTTGACGAAGAAGTTGCTGTTGAAGAAGTTGCTGTTGAAGTAGCTGACGAAGTAGTAGCCGTAATAAACTTGGAAGACGAGCTGGCAACAGTAACCGCTTCCGTAGCTACTCTGAATGACGAGCTTTCCGAAGCCGCCGCTAAGATAGCTACATTACAGGACGAGCTTAACGCATCTGTTGAAGAGCGTGTTAATGTAATCCTGATAGCTAAGGACTTGACTGATATTTCTGACTTCTCTTCTAAGAGTATCAGTGAGATCAAGACTGAAGTCGTAGCTAACCTTCTGCCCAAACTTGTTCTTAGTGACAGGTCTGAGGCTTACGTAAGCGCTCGTTTCGATATTCTTTCCGAAGATGCCGAGATAGGCGAGACCCCAATGGGTCGTTTGCTTTCCGATAACGCTACCGCAGTACATAAAGTAGCACAACCTAGTACTGCTGTTGCTGACGCAAGAGCGCGTGCGACTGATCGCTTCAAGCGATAAGCACTTAACCAATAACTCAAGGACATTTTAATATGACCATTCAATCTTTTAACATCTACACTGCTCGTGGCTACGCTGGCGACTTGGTAGATTCTGGACCTAACGTAAGCCAAACTGGTATCTGTGAAGATGCTACTCTGGCTATCGGTGTTGCTTGCGAGCGCGGTACTGAGCCTCGTGACATCGTTGTTTCTGGCGCTGCTAACGTATTCGGAATCGTCCGACGTGAGCTGGCCCTCGAAGCTAAGAACAAGCCTTCTGACGGCACTACTGAATTCAAGCAGAGCGAAAGCGTTTCTGTATTGCGTCAGGGTTACGTCTACGTTGAGCTGGCTTCTGCTGTAACTGCTGGCGCTTTGCTTGCTGTTTCTGCTACCGGAACTTTCGGCGGCACTGAAGCTACTCCTACAACTAACGTAACTGCTGAGCAGACTGGTATAGCTGGCGACATCGTTCGCGCACGTATCGACATCGTTGCTTAAGCCACTACTCAATAAGGAATTTAAATAATGAAGACTGTAAATGTTGCAATCTTGGACGAAGCTACTCGTGCTCCTACCGGCGAGATGGAAGAAGTCGTAATGACTGACGCTATCTGTGCTCTGGTTGATCAGGGTATACTCGTTGGAGACGACGCTGGTATTTTCTTTCAGCGTCAGCTCGAATACATCCAAGCTCAAAGCTATGACGTACTGTACCCGGACCTGATGGCTCGTGAAGTATTTGCTTTGAACACTGAAGGCGGCGAAGGAATTAACTCCATCACTTACCGCAGCTACGACAAGCGTGGCGAGACTGCAATCATAGCTGGTAAAGCTACTGATCTGCCTCGTGGCGACATCGACGGAAAGGAATACACCATTTCTGTCCGTACCCTTGGTAACGCTTACGGCTACAGCCGTCAAGAGCTTGCTGCTTCACGTCTGACTGGTCTGCCTCTTGAGCAGCGTAAAGTTGACGCGACTCGTCGTTCATACGAAGAGAAAGTAAACCAGCTGGTATGGTTTGGCGATGCACAGACTAGCCTGAACGGTTTGTTCGGTGGCGTTGCAGACGGACCTTGGTCTACCTGTACCGTTTCTGACGTAGCCGCTGCTGCTGGTGGAAGCAATGCAACTGAGTGGGGCGTTGACAAGACTCCTGACGAAGTTATTGCTGACCTGACTAGCGCCGTTGCTAAGATGTACGTTGATACTAAGAAGCTCTTTAGACCTTCTACTATCCTTATCTCTGTAGAAAAGAAGATGTTCCTCATGAACACTCCTCGTTCTATCCACTCTGATGTTAGCATCATGGATTGGTTCTGCGCCAACAACATGTTCATCAACAGCCCGTCTCAGTTCCAAGACATCAACGAATTAGCTGGAATCTATCCTGCTACTATCGGCGGTGCTTTTGACGCTACTGGCGCAAGTGTAGAAGGTTTCACTGTTGTTGCTGAGTCTGCTGACAACATGCGTATCCGCGAGCCGTTTCCTTACGTTCACCTGCCCGTTCAGTACAAAGGACTTGAGTTTGAAGTCAATTGCTACGGACGTTTCGCTGGACTTGAGTTGATTCGTCCTGCTGCTGTTCAGCATTTCATCAACGTATAAACTTTAGGAGTCCCCTGTTTCGGCAGGGGCAGCTCTTAGGAGAGTTGATGTTATGGCAATTATAAATGGTATCCGCATTGTTGAGGCTATTAAAGAAGCCCCTATGCAGACCGTCATGGGTATTGTCGTAGGCTTTTCTATATGGGTAGGCATGTGGATCATGTCTGCAGAGATTGTACACGCATCGTTGGTTGCTGAAGATAGGCACCACATGGCTGTAACCGAAAGGGATCAAGAAGAGTCCGACCAGTATCATGCACTAGTACGCGAAATGCACGAGACACTTATCCGTATTGACGAGAATGTCAAACATCTAAAAAACAATTAGAGGAATACCACCATGAAGATTAAGAGCACTGTAAGTCACAATGTATCTTTTCGTAAGGCGCACGATGCACCGAAGAGTACTGCTGACTATTTAACCATCCCAGCAGGGTCAACATTAGAGTTGGACGACAAGACATGGAACAACAGCTTTGCTGGTTCTAAGTCAATTGCCGCATCCATATCTACCGGCGCACTGGAAATGGTTGAGCACGCAGCTTCTCCTGTCTCCGCTAGCGACATGATCAAATTGATCAAGAGCCAAGTTGGTGTAACTGTTGATTCAGTATTAGAGAAAGCTGTAATCCAAGATCTGGCTATTAAGCTGGGCGTGGACCTGACAGTAAAAGTACCTTCTCCTGCACCTAAGAAGAAGAAAATTGAGGAGAGCTAACCTCCCCTTCTAACCCACAGCCAGAGGATAACACTATGGCAGATGTACCTGAGTTCCGTGCTCGATTTCCAGAGTTCGTTGATATACTCGATCTTCGCGTTCAGTTGTTCCTAGACGACGCTGCACTGCTAATGTCTTCCGAAGAGAAGTGGTTAGACTTTTACAATGTCGCCCACTGCTACCATGCTGCACACTTACTTTATGTAGGTGAGCACACGGCACAGGGGGATGGCACTGTGTTAGCGCCAATTAAGAAACAAGAAGTTGATGACGTAGTAATCGAGCAGGCTGTACAAGGGGCAACCCCTACAGCCTCCGACCTACATTCCACATCTTACGGGAAACGCTACTACTCGTACCAGAGGATTGTATTCGCTGGCATGTATGGAGTATAGCTATGACCATGAACATGAAGCGTGCATTCTCAAGCAGGATGCAAGCACCAATGACTCTCAGTACAATCAGTGCTGGGAGCTACGATAGTAACAATGATTACACACCGGGGGCCAAAGTGGACTCCACAATCTACGGCGTTATCGTCGCAGGTAACAAATTCTCACAGTTCGACGAAGGCATATCTTTGCACTCGATGGACGGTGGAGCACGTTACAGTAACTACCGCAACTTATATGTACAAGAGCGCTGGACGGTTTACGTCGGTGACAAGATAAGTTTCCGTGGTGCGTACTACAATGTGTTACAGGAATCAGATGAACAGATCTTTGGATTTTCATCATTCATTCTTGAGAAATCAGACGAGGAAGAAGCCCCATGAGACAAGACGTACAAGTAGTACAGACTATGGTCGATACTATGGTGGGTATACCTCAATTCAGCTACCCAGCCAGACAGAACTTCGCACCTCGTCCTAGAGATGAGTTCGCTCACATCAGGATGATTGAGGAGTATCAGGTCGGCATACCGAATCAGAGGATCAAGTCACAGACTGATCTTGAAACAGTCTACTGGACAGTTAGTCCTTCCAGACTGAGGTTCCGTATTGGAGTGGTTGACACAGACGGCTATGCCGCCACACGTATCATGCACGGTTGGACTTCGGAAGCTATGAAGTCTCTGATGATACAGTCAGGCTATGGCTTCATTCGATGCACTCCTCTCAGCAATGAAGATGCAAAATTGGAGAAGGAATGGGAATACCGTCAAGGTTTCTCAGTAGATCTCTATACAACAAGATACTTTGAAGAGACTGTCAATAACATTAACTCACTTGAGATTTCAGGTGCGTATGTTACAAGCACAATAGACTCATATCTTTTTCAATTTAACATTAACGAATAACTCAAGGAAATTAACATGGCGATTGAAATCACTGAATTCGCTGACGTAAGCATTTCTGTATCCCCTGTTGGTGTAACAGCTGGCGACTTTGGCGTACTTGGTTTTCTAACCAAGGAGTCCGACACAGCTTCTAACCCCATCAACTCTGCAGAGCGTTCACGTTCTTATACTAGCTTGGCTTCTGTCGGTAACGACTGGACAGCAAGCTCTGAAGTATACAAGGCTGCTACAGCTTTCTATGCACAGACACCTACCCCACGGGACTTCGTTGTCCTTATGTCATACACCGTTGACCAGCCAGCTGCAATTAGTGGCCCAGTCTTCGCAGACACACCTGAAGCCTTGCTTGAACTCAAAGCTATTGCTGACGGTGACCTCGTTATTACTATCGACGGAAATGAAATTGATCTGTCCTCAGGCGGCATAGACTTCTCTATAGCCACCTCTGTTTCAGACTGTGCAACCATCCTAGCCCTCGCATTAGACGCCGGTGGTGCTTCAGGCTCCTCTGTTGCATACGACGGAAGGTTCGTAATTTACGGAGCTACTGCTGGATCTACAGGAGCTATCACTCCCGCTACTGGAAGCGTTGCTGTTGCTCTGGGCCTTGAAGCTCACACTGCAGTTTCTGTTGGTGGCTTGGATGCCGAGACTCCTGTTGACGCACTGGCAGCTAACTTAGCTTCTGGCGCTGAATGGGTCGGCACTGTAACTCACAAAGATTACCGTGACATTACTTTGGTTCAAGAAGGACACACTGTACTAGAGATAGCTCAGTGGTGTGAAGCTGCTAAGAAGCTCTTCATGAACACTACTAATGACCTGAGCGTACTTGATAGCTCTAACCAAGGTGACGTTGCATCCGTACTTAAGGCTGCTTCTTTGCGATTCACCCTTACCACTTTCAGCAAGAACGACTCTCAGTACCCAAGTGCTTCTGTATTTGGCCGTGCTGCTTCAGTCAACTTTGCTGCTGTTGGATCTACTATTACTTTGAACCTGAAGCAAATGCCCGGAGTCTCTTCTGAGGATCTGACACCTGCACAGTTCGCTGTACTTCGAGACAAGTACGCTTCTGCTGTAGTTCTAATTGGCAAAAGCACTAACGCTTACACAGATAGCCGTATGGCTTCTGGCTCATGGCTCGACACCACCCACGGTTTGATGTGGTTGGAAGCTCGATGTGAAGCTGACATGTTCAACCTTCTCTACACCACCAACACTAAGATTCCTTTTACTCAGACTGGTATAAACATTTGTGTTTCTACTCTTGAGCAATCTCTGGAAGCTGCGGTCCGTAACGGATTGGCTGCTCCGGGTTTCTTACCTGATGGTACTTTCCTTCCTAAAGGATACCGAGTAACTGCTGTGGCACTTGCCGACACCCCCGCTGGTGACGTAAGCAACCGCATCTACAAGGGTCTGTCCTTTGTAATGGCAGGAGCTGGAGCACTTCACGAAGTTGAAGTAGCTGGTTCCTTCTCGGAGTAATCTACTGGGGCTTCGGCCCCATAAACAAGGATATACATTATGTATCAATATAGCTTTGCCAATGTAGACCTCATCATCGAGATGGACTACCCTAACACTCAGAACCCTAAGAAGTTTAAGGTTACTGGTTACGGAGCTGGCGAGAACCTAGTAAACATCGCACGACGCGCACCTATCGCAACGACTCAGTTCGGCGCTTACGGTGACATGGTTGTGTCTATGCAGCGCATCCGTGCTGGTGACATGACTTTCAGCGTGCTTATGAATGCACCTGAGAACAAGTACATGCAAGACTTCGCTAACTACTTCCAAGAGCAAGCAGACGCTGACGGAAAACTGGTTACGCCTATTCAGGCTAAGCTTGTAGACAACATGGGTAAAGACGTTTGTGATATGACTAACGGAGTTGTACTGGCTATGCCAGCTATGTCTCGTGGTCAGACCATGAACATCGTTACTTGGGTTGTATCATTTGAGAAAGTTGTCTTCGACCGTAACACGGGTGGAGATCTTGATCAGGCTGGTGCTCTTACTGAGTCACCTTCTACTTTCGTATAGTAAATCATACGAGAAGCCGTACCTTTAATTGGGTGCGGCTTTTTTCGTTACACAACTTGGAGAGACATTATGGCCTACACAGCCACGCTTGAAGACATGCGGGAGATCTATATCCCACACTGGCCCGTTGACGTATCGCTAGAGAACTTGGCGAAAGCAGGACAGATTCTAGGAACCAACTCAGTGATAGCTATTGCTGAACTAAACATACCAGCTGTGATCGTAGCGATCATGGAAACTAAAGAACCGGCAAAAGCGGCTTCTTTGATTAAGCACTTTATCTGTCAAGTCCGTATTAGCGGAGACAAACTACAACCAGCTCAGGTAGACGAGTACTTTGAGGGAGACCTTAAGTCCGTGGCTGAGATATTCGCACACGTAATAGCAGCACAGTACGCTGATTTTTTCGCATCAGGTTTAGCAAAGGTACCCTCCCCCAGCAAATAAGCAACGGGGAAGAGACACTAATGCCCGTTGACTACAACGAGATCTATCCAGAACTCAACGGGTACTTACTGAAACCTTTACTTATGAATCCTCCCATGTGTCAGCTACACCAACTCAAGGACGGCACTTACACAATAGCCGACCTAGAGACAATGCACCAAATAGCAGAGATACAACAACACGGTAGATCTGTTTCATCACCAACATAAACTTAACTGGAGGCACCATGTCAGATGATATTTACGAAGGACACGACGGGGACGATGGTGACTCCCCAGATTTAAGACAAGACGAAGCCATGATGAACGAGTATGATTCCTTTGACAATGAAGGATCTATTGATGGCGAGTTCGAGGATGGATTCGGTTTCGGTTACGAGACTGAGCGATCAACAAGCATGGAAGATTCCCTCAAAACCCAGATGGATCAACTAGAGTTTGCTATCACTAGCCTCAAGAAAAGCAAGACTCCTGAAGAGCTGAAGGCAAGATCCGCACAAGTTAAAACACTGAAAGCATCAGTCAAACGTGCGGAAGCTAGAGAGGTCATGAACGACAACAGTGAAATGGCAACTAGCTTAGACGTAGGTATGCCGAGCCAGAGGACAGTACAAGCCAATAGGCTTGCTGGATATACCCTAGCTCAACAGAGCGTAGTAAAGGACTTAGCCAATAAAAACCTAGACGGTTCTCGTGTGGCCTCACTAGATCAGGTTGCAGTTGATGCAGCCTTTCTTGATCTCGCACACTTAGGCAACGTACAAGCTGAGCTAATGATTGATCAGAGACCGGGACCGGTAACTACCTTTACCCCGGAGATGAACGAGTACTACAGTCCAGACCTTCCAAAACAGGATAGGTTGCACAACGCCCCACCCTCAGAGGATGAAACCAGTTACTTAGCTGAGCGTCGTCTTCATGGGGAAGTGATGATACATAATTTACCCAAGACTGCCGTAGGGCCAAATTCAGTTGATGTTTCTATGGCGTTGGGTTTTATATCCGAAATGGAAAATTACAACATCTCTGGAGTAGCGCGTGGGTCAATGGCTACAGACTTCCGACTCGAAGATGAGAAGCAAGAGGCTAGGATTATGCAAGCCAAGCTAAATAGGGTCACTGGAATTTACATACCAGAGAACACAAAGAATGGTTTGCCTCAAGTGCAGAAAGCTAGGTTCGAGTCCACTCAACAAGCTGTAGTGGAGAGGTTGTTCACAGGACCGAGTGTAGATGCCAAGTCCTTAATAGGGATGCCCAATGAAATGTTCTTGGGCGTTGCTGGTGACGACGGAGACAGGCATCAGATTACAGGTCTTGTACCTACCTTCGGTGGATTCCGTGGGGCGAACAACACCACACCATTTACTAGGCTTGGCTACGCAGAGGCTATAGCCCCCGGTGGCGAGCTTAATCATTTGGTAGGTACAAGCGATGAATGGAAGTTAGCTCAGTACCAGCCTAGCGTGGCGAATACTTTCTTCCCTATTGACGCAGACATAGACCTGAAAGACTGGCAGGATTCTCCTGAGGGAAGTCCTGCTCGTGTAGCCAAAGCTAAACAAAAGGAACAGGTTGATGAGCTGTACGGAGACTTTAAGGCACTGAAGAAGTACTACACTAGGGTGATGCCGGGATTGCAGGACGAGATAGACGGCCAAGGACGTTCAGGTAGACACACACCTATCGCATCCTTAGGCGCTAATGCTAATAACGAAGCTGCCTTCTACGACCTTGACCGAGACAGGGTACAAATAGAGCACAGGGAAAGGCAAAGCGCACAGGTAGCAGCAGCACAGATAGATGAGCACGGAGAGAGGTATGTACCTACCGCTACGTATGGATCTCAGATAGACGCAGTAAGTGGCTCAGACCGGAGTACTATGCACGGTGATACTACTGGAACTACATCCGGTACATCTACATTCGTAAACATGTTGTTGGAAGGGGCTTCACCGGAGCTAGCTTACGAGCAAGCACTGAACCCTGCTTCCGCTGACTACGATCTGATAGCCGCAGAGCAAGCTGACTTAGCAGCTCCAAGGTTCGGTCCGTACAGGACTGACCTAGAGCACTACGACGAGCAGCTAAGACATGCGCCTGAGCAAAGGACACCTGAATGGTTTGCACTCCGTGAGGGCCGGGACACAGCGTCTATGGCTACTAAGCTGTTGCGTAACCCATTAGTTAGGGGTCTCCATGCAGCAGAGGAGAGGCTAGATCCTAAAGGGCTTAAGGGTTGGCGTAGCAAGGGTAACGATCCCTTCTATGGCAACGCAGCTACACAAGCCGGTAACGTAGGTGAGGGCAAAGTACAACGTGCCTTCATGTCAGAGATACAACAGTACGGTGAGAAACACGGAGGCGCTTTCAAAGGTGCTCAGTTCCGTGAAGGTATCTTCGAGGTCAACGACAAGTATGCAGGTATGGGTGCTTCACCCGATGGCAGACTTTTCGATGCAGAGGGTAACAGTTTAGGTGTGGTAGAGTTTAAGTTCCTTGGCACCAAGTCAGCTAGTAAGGCACTTAAGACATACACAGACCAAATGCAAATGCAGATGATGATTGCAAACGAGCAGTACGCTACGTTAGCAGTCCTCGATACGGAGACAGGCGAATACTCGCAACACACGATAGAAGCAGATCTGGATCATCAGGAAAGGCTATTTAAAGCCAGCCAGATATCACAATCTATTTCTTCGCAAGTAACAGACGTAGTAGGGATAAGGGATATGAGAGCAGTAATAGCACAACAGAAGACAGGTAATCGCAGCTCTCAAACCACAGCTGCGAATAAAGTTAGCGGGAATGAAGCAAGGTTTGAGTTCGTTGGGCCACAGCCTGAAGGAGCCATGCCCGTTTTCCAAGAGGATGATACAGACATCGACTTAGGTTCTGTCGCTAGCGCAGCTGGTCAGGCAAGACAGTTGAAGTACGACAAGAAGAACAAAGAAGAGCAAGAGTCTGAAATACTTAAATCACACAAGCAAGCAATCAAGCACCAACGTAAGTTGGACCTCGATGCCAAGAACGCACCACTCCTAGCAGCTCAGGCTGCAAAGAATAAGGAGCAGCAGGGTGTAGAGGAAGAGGCTATGGGTGCTAACAATCAAGTTGACGAAGAAGAACGTGAAGCCAAGAGGGAAGCCCTTTCTATACAGAAGGAACTGAACTCTGCACACGGCCAAGCTCTTCAGATTGAACGTGAGCGTGAGGTAGAGGCACGTAACAACTCTGGTGCATTCGGTAAGTTTAAGAAGTCCATAAAAGATTCAGCATTCATCATTGGTATATTCACTGATGCAATGAAGGATCTAGTAGATGCACAGGCCAGTGGTATTGATAAAGCTCAAGACTACAAGTCAATGGGCATTAGGGCAGGAACTACCACTGATGCTGCAGCCAACCTTACACGAGAGTGGGAGATAGGCGGCATGACTCAACAAGAGTCTCGTAAGGCTCTACAGCAGGTTGGTGACGTAGTTCAGCAGATCCAGCAACCTGAGTCTAGGGCTGCATACTATGAGAAGGTGAACCGAGCTTTATCACTGAACAGCGAAACTCAAAGGGCTAAGAAAATATTCTCCAATGACTACTTCGCAACAAAGCCCTCTGTTCAGGAGCTGGCACATAAAGTAGCATCAGCATCTATGGGTTGGACTCCAGAGAACCGGGCTTATATATTTAACGCTCTTCAGTTATCAGAAGCGGCTATATATGATCCAGAAGGAAACTTATCTAACATAGATAACCTAGTGCTTGAGCATTACAAAGTTCCTGTAAAGTCAGCTGGACATGGTGCATCTGCTCAGGTTGATCATAAGGAAGAAGAGATCCAAATGGGTCTTACTCCTAATGAGACTAGCGAAGCTTCAATCGAAGCAAGTATTCTAATGTCATACAACGCAGCTGCAATGCAGAAGAAAGAGAAACTTAGGTCAGGCGGTATGATTACTGATCTTGCTGGGAGCCTTGTCACATTAGCCACTAATTCTTTCGGAATGACTAAAGGATCTGCATTCGGAGCTAAGTTGTCTTCGGATCTGGCTGACGCAGCTTTAGATCCGGGAACTTTGTTGAAGAATGCTGGTAGGTTTGTGATGACTGGGACTGGTACAATGCCTAACGAGAGCATGGGCAACATACCTGCTGTTGTAGATCCTGTCAAAGTCGGAGAAGACCCACTTACCAATAACACTACCGTCGTCGTAAATGTCCAACAAGGCCTCGACGTAGAGGAGAAAGTTATAGAGGGCGGCGAAGTTCCTTCTAACTACAGTACAAATCAAGGCCTATAGCCTCGGAGTTTAAAATGAAAAGATTTGGACAAGAGGTTATGGTCACTATACAGAGCAAGGACGGGGTGGGCATCTTAGATGCCTCCGGTCTTCGTATAGACTTTGACTACAGACAGCTGCCTGAGTTCTCACGAGCTAAGATAACTATCTATAACCTGAACGCAGAAACGATTGGTAACTTGATTGGTGGAAACCAAGATCATTACATAACCCTGAGCACTAGGCTACACGGAAGTCAGGAGTTTAATATGGTTGACGGTTTCTACATCAGCAACTCGATGGACCACAAGAAAGTACCAGACACAATAACAAGTTTGTATTGTTACTCTGGTGCTAGGCGTGACTTCTACGAGAAACCAATATCAGCACCAGTAAACTCCAGCAGCTTGAGGTCTCGACTTCAATCACTGAAGGAAGCGGTAAAATGGAAAGGGGAGTTCCAGGATTTGGTATTCCCTGAAGGCTTGATGGACGCCAAGTCTAAAAGGCCGGGGTCACAAATGAACGGTACGTTTACTCAGATACTCAGGGAGCTAGGAAAAGAGTACGGCTTTAAGTGGTATACCTTGGGGGATGATATTATACAGTTAGTTTATCAACCCAGCTTGGATCAGGTTAAACTTACCGACCTTGACGATAAACCCACCATAGTGTTAGATACAAATAACATGAGAGCGAACCCAAAGTTGTCACCTGCCCAGTTACAGATAATATCTAACTTGGACGGTGACATACAGCCGGGAGCTGTGATTGACATTACTAAGTTACTGACAGCTGAAGCAGATTCTGACGACTTTGTACTTCAGACAGCTAACGACTATGCACGGGACTCAGTGTCCGGGTATAGCAAGTTCTTGGTACTGGAATCAATACATCAAGGAAGCAACTACACAGGGTCTTGGACTACCACGGCTAACTGTGTTTCACCACAAACAGGAACAAGGGCACCCGTAGGGGCTACTTGGTTCCAAAGAACTCAATGGGAGTAGTTACATGGCAGCACCAAAAGTTACACCAGCATTCATTACCTACACCCCGGAGTCCGGTGGTGAGCTAAGAACGATTAGGTTTCATGCAGTAATCTCTGAGGGGCATCAAGCCTCTTCACAGGTTACTAAGTTCCCAGTGCAGACTGGGTTTGTTATCAGCAACAACACCATCAGGCAGAATAGACAAATTGATATTAAGGGCATCGTTACTAACACAGTACTGGAATCCTCTAAGAACGATTACGTCTACTCTAAGAACAACTCAAAGACAGTCTTTGAAGAGCTTGAGTCCATAGTAAATCTTGGACAGGTATGTCACGTAGTGACTAACCTTGGCGACTACGACAAAGTGATCTTCACCAAGTTCTCTACTAAGCAGAGAGCTGGCATGACGGACGCTATGGAGTTTAGTCTTATGGGGGAAGAGGTTCAGATCTCTTCTTCTGTTGCGGGAACCGCACCAAAGATTATGTCCTTTAACAAACTCGCAGGAGCAGAGAAGGATAACACAATAGCTGCACTTAGGAAGTCAGGCATCTACGTCTGCAACGACGCAACCATTAGCCAAACAGCTATGACTCTCGGACAGGATTACATATCCAAGGACGTAGACACAGCTGGCAATCCGGTCTCAACTACTTACGTAGCTACGGGGCAGGACGCTACCACTGGCAACTGGTTTTACGATGTACACACCAGCGCAACCAAGCTGTATGAGGACATTTCTCAGACAGTAGGTAACGCGATAGACGACCCTGAGGCACTCCGAGAGAAAGTAGTTGCTGGCTTCTTGCCAGTAGGTGACTGTCTTGTGGAGTCTGCAGTAGACACAGCCAGAGACATAGTGATAGACACAGTGAACACCGAAGTAGGTGAGCTGAAGAAATCCTTGTACGGTGCTTTGTACTCAACTATGGAGTTATCGGGTAACGACTACGGTCAGTCCCTGATACATGGTGGAGTTGGCTGCTTGGTTCGTGGGGTGACTGGCGTAGTGGAATCAAGGTTCCCTTACCAGCCGGGAGAGGCTTTGCCTTCAACGGACGAGATAGTAACTGCAGTCTTCGGGCAGCATGAGTTGCTTGTAAACAAAGACGTTAATAAAACAATCAAAGGTGTCGTAGGGGAATCCACGACCATAACTAAAGTAGAGTGTTAATATGGAAAATTGGGGAGACTATAAGATAGTAATGCCGGGACGCATTGTAGAGTACTTCCCTGAGAATCAGACAGCAACAATACTGATATCAGGGGAGAGACTACATAGCAGTACAGATGCCCTTGACGAAGGAGTGGAGAACACCCACTTGTTGCACGTCCCGGTACACACGGCAAGTGGTGGAGGTTACTCCATCACCATGCCCATACAACCAGATGATACTTGTCTGCTAATGTTCAGCCAGTTCGGTTACGACCACTGGATGTTCGAGAATAAGGATTTGGCTGGAGATATTTCAGGCGCAGCAGCTCCTTGGCTCAGCCGTAAGTTCTCAGACAAGGATGGCTTCGCTATCGTAGGATTGAATCCTATTCCGCGAGCAATAGAAAACTACAGCGCCACTGATGCTGAGTTCCGAAACATGGACCTCACTCAGTACATCTCTCTCCGTGAGAGTGGCGTGATCGACATAGCAGGACCAGATAAGCTCGTAGCTACTATGGACGGGCAGGTAGAGATCGTAGCTCCCAGTATGACTGTGGACGCAAGCACAGCAACCATTACAGCTGACCTAGCTATCATAGGGGACACCAATCAGGTTGGACCCTTGAACATGAACAGTAATGCAATCAGTGGCCTAACTATGGCAGGTGGCTCATCAGCCGCGACAGTTGACTACGTGAACTCTGTACACACAGGATCAGGTGGAACAACAGGGGCACCCGGAGCACCCGGAGCAACAGGACCAGCAGGAGACACAGGCCCAGCCGGTGAAGATGGAGCTGACGGTGAAGACGGGGAAGACGGAGTAGACGGGGCAGTAGGACCACAAGGACCAACAGGTCCACAGGGTCCATCAGGCTTCATAGGACTTCCGGGGTTACCCGGATCTGATGGTCAGGACTCTAACGTACCCGGACCCACCGGACCCACAGGCCCAGAAGGGGCACAGGGTATCCAAGGGGCTACTGGAGCTAAGGGCGACACAGGAGCCAAAGGTGACGTAGGCTCCACAGGACCAGCAGGAGACAAAGGTGAAACTGGTGATACAGGTGCTGACTCGACAGTAGTCGGACCTGAGGGGCCAGTAGGTCCAGAAGGGGAACAAGGGGCGCAGGGTGGAACAATTAGCAACCTGTACGGTGGCAACGCTTACACCGTGTACCTAGCCATGCAAAACGTATCGTGTGGCACTTCAGCCTCACCTAGACCCACAACAGACATCATTCTCACAGGAGGGGGTGCAGTATGGAAACAGTAGACAAAGAAGCCCTCATCAAGCTGAGAACAGTTAAGGGTGAGGAAATAGACGGAGGGAGTGCTTTCACTAAGTACACCAACCTACAACACATATCAGGTGGCTCAGCTACCGATGTTAATCTTATACCAAATATGGTAATACAGGGAGGGGGCGCAGTATGGCTACCGTAATTCAACAGAGAATAGACACACCCGGAAACTGGACAGCAGCTAACCCTATCCTTGCACAAGGCGAAATGGGCGTTGAGCTTATTACAGGACAATGGAAGATAGGTAACGGCTACGACGACTGGACCACACTGCCTTACGGCACAGGCCCAGAAGGACCGGCCTCTACAGAACCGGGACCAGCAGGTCCAGCGGGTGCAGACGGTGCAATAGGACCAGAAGGACCAGAAGGACCAGCAGGACCAGTAGGTGAAGCCTCAACAGAGGTTGGCCCAGAAGGACCAGCAGGACCAGAAGGTCCACAAGGACCAGTAGGTGGAGACTCAAACGTACCCGGACCAGAAGGTCCAGAAGGCCCAGCAGGGCCAGAAGGCCCACAAGGACCAGTAGGTGGAGACTCTACAGTAGTTGGACCAGAGGGACCAGAGGGTGTACCGGGGCCAATAGGACCAGCCTCTACAGAACCCGGACCTGAAGGACCAATAGGACCAGAAGGACCAGAAGGACCAGCAGGACCACAAGGGGATGACTCCCAAGTTGCTGGACCTCAGGGTAATCCCGGAATTCAGGGACCAAAGGGCGATGATTCAGATGTGCCCGGACCTACAGGTGACCCCGGAGCTACAGGTCCAGAAGGTCCAGAAGGTCCAGAAGGACCAGCAGGACCAGCCTCTACAGAACCCGGACCTGAAGGACCAGCTGGTGCTGATGGTACGCAGTGGTTCTCTGGATCTGGAACACCAAGCGCAGGTACAGGTGA